ATCCTCGAGAGCCCGTGAAGCCTCACGAACACGCTCACGAGCATTTTTAAGAAGCTCGTCACGCTCTTCACGCAATAGAACAGAATGCTCTCTGGTTTCGTCGTTCAATCGCTTCATGAACGATTCGGCCTGCTCGACAGATCGCTGATAATCTTTCAATGCCTTGTCGGAATCGTCTGTCGCGTCAGCCGTATCCCAGAACGCAAGCGCCAAACCACCGGCGATGGCAGCCGCCGCACCTGCGACAGCACCCCACGGGCCAAAGAACCCAAGCAACTGCGAAGCCTGTTGCGTAAACGCGACAAGCACATTCTGGCCGCTCGCGACCTGGACGGCAAAGTCACCAACTTGGTAACTCGCCTGCTGTGCCGCCGCGCCAAAACGGCGATAGTTCACAGCACCTTTGTTGACCGCGTTGTCATTCGTTGCGACTGAACTCGTCGACCGATTTACTTTTGCAACATACGCGTCAAAACGGTCGTTCAAACGCTGATAAGACAGCGCCGCTTTCTCTGCGGAAATAATCCCCTTTTCCTGCGCGATACGGACCTTGTCGGACTGGCGTTCAAGGTTCTGCGCCGCACGGGAAACCGGGTCAAGCGACGCCTCAAGCTGATTGAACGCCTTGGCGGCCCGCTTTGTGCTGCGGTCCATATTGGTTGATGTTGTATCAACCAGCCGACCAGCCCGTTTGAAGTTCGCTTCAAGCCGTTCCAGTTCCGCATCAATCGAAACGGACATACCGATTTTTTGCAGTTCGCCCGCCATCACAAACCCTCGCGCAAAGCTTCGCGGATCGCCTGGACGATCAGCCGTTCGATTTCATCACGGTTGCCGTCCATCGCACGCTCGAGAATGCGAAGGGCCGGGCGTTTCGGCACGCGCATCGTGAAACGCCTGCCATTGCGACGATAGGAAACCTCGCCGCCCTTGGTCCCGCCATCAAGAAACCGGAACCAGAAATGATCTTCCGCAAGGTCACGGGTCGGCAGGCCGATATCGTAGGAAAGCCCGCCATCCCCGGCCAGAATCGTCAAACCGTCTCGTGCATGCGGGCCGGGGTTGCTGGCGTCAATCGGCGTCAACGCCTCCATATCGAACAGCACAAGCTGTGCTGCCTTATGCAGGACTTCCTCGACATTCTCACGGATCCGCGACGGAATACCGTGCTGCAGCGCCGCCACCAGTTCCTTTGTTCCGGTGACGGGCATGGCGGCTATCTCCGTGACGGTTTCCAGCCCCGAAGGGCCGCCCGCAATTTGTCGGCGACTTCATCCTTGGATGGCTGCCGTGTTTCCGGTTCGTCATCGACGCCATTGCTTTTGCGCAGGAAGTCGATGCGGCCATCAAGGGCCAGCAGAATGCGCGGGACCGGCGTTTGCATCGCCTGTTCATCCGACCAGCCAAGCCAGCCGGTCGCATAGCGATAAACAAGGTCCCACCATTCATCGAGGCTTACGGCTTTCCCGGCGCTTCATCCGCATCGCCCGCATCATCGGCAACATCGTTGCCATCAATGATCGGGCGTCCGCCATTTAGAAGAACGGTGATGTAATTGATCAGGTCAGCGCCCAGTTTCGCCTTGTCCGGCTCCTGCCAGATGGTCGTGACCAGATCGTCATATTCCGACGGCTTAAGCTTCAAGCCAGCCCCGGCAACGATGATCTGGGCCATCGCGTCGAAATCAAGATCACGCACCTTGCGATAGGCCGGATTAAGGCCACCGGCAAAGCTGTTGATCATCCGCACCGCGGATAGTTTCGGTGCAAGATAATGGACCGTGCCCGCGACCGTAACGGTCAGTTCCGGGGCCGTGGCAACAGCCTGTTTTGTCTTGGTCCTCTGAATACCTTTTGGGATCGGGGGAAAGATGGCGGGCGCGAACCCCCGTCACGCGCCCGCCTGCCGCGGCAATCTGTTAAACGGCGGCGACTTCAATCGGTCGGGTATTGATCCCGATATTACAGGTGGCACCGACAACACTTTCAGGACTGCCAATCTGACGACGGAAAGACATCACACGCCCGCGGAAAAAGAATGTCGTCGGGCTGGAAGGCGAACCGGTCCCGGCATCATTCAATGTCACCTTGAACGCCCATTCGTTGTCCGACGCCAACGCAGCCTTGCATTGGTTCTGCCCCGTATCATCCGGGTCATAACCAAGCTGCAAAGGCAGTGACCCCGGATCCTCGGTGCCCTTGAACTTGCGCACCAGACGATCCGCAAGCGAGACATGGGTAATCGTCGAAAATTCCGCCCCGAATTCACCCAGATCGGTAATTTCAGCAACTTCAAGGTATGTTTCCGCCTCGAACGCCGACTGCGTTGCCGCGACAGATGATCCGTCGGAAATAGAAAGTGTACACCCGGCCGCTGTTTGCACGGTCATGGCAATGGCTCCTTAGTTTTGCATGAAATGGCCGTCACGGCCGGGTTAAGGCCGGATGATCGCGCGCAGCGTCACCCGCCCGGTATAGGTCGTTCCGTCAACATCCTTTGACGTTGTCACCCGCTCGAACCGCAGGTTTTCACACACCCCGGCATCCATCGCGGGGCGCGTGTTTTCCGTGGTGGTGCGGATGGTATCGGCAATCTGCTTGACTTCCTTGCGACCGGCATAATCAGACCAGATCGACAGATAGACCATTACCGTTTCGCGGTACTGGCCCAGCGCCCGGCTGTTGGACACCAGATCGGCATCAACCGCCACATACGGGTATTGCGCATCATCGGGCACATCGTCGTAAACAGGACAGGACAACACCCCATCCAGCAGGGTGACGATTGCCTTTTGCAGGTCAAGACTGCTCATTGCACCGCCCCCGTTTCCGCCTCGATCACGCGATCAAGGGCACGCGCCACATCCGGCGCATGGCGGATATCAAACACCATCCCGCCCCACGAAAGCCGGTCACTCGCAGTTAAACCCGCCCAAACACCGGCATTGCGCGATGTAAACCGGTATCGCGAAACGGCCCGCTTGGCATCGCCAACCGCACTTTCATCGCCGCTGATCTGCAAGCATTCCGCCCAGACCGTGCCGATATCGGCCCATGCTTCGGTGGCACCGCCATAGCCATCCGGCGTGCGCGTGACGCGCCGCACCGTGACCCGCTGATCAAATGCGCCGGAACCGGCATTTCGCATTTTGCGCCGCATCAGAACACCTGCCGGAACGGGCTTAACAGCCAGTCCACCGTTTTGTTTTGATGGATTTCGAAATCGACCGATTGCGCCTCGCGATGCTCATACAGGTCACCGATCAAAAGCAGCCCGGCATTGCGGATCGCCGCCGGCACATCATCCGCCGCATCGCCATAACCCGCCACAAATGTCACCGTCACCGCATCGGGCACATCGCGGGTTGATGGCCATGTCTGACTGTATGCCGGCACAATGTGCGACGGATATTTTCCCCGGTTCACGACCTGGTAAAGGCCGCTATCCAGGGTGATTTCATCGCCGTCATCGTCGATATATTCAATCGCCGATACCGTTTGCAAGGGCGGCAACGGCAACCGAATGGCGCAGGATCGCTGCGGAAAACGCGGCAATTTCATTTGCCATGTCTGCGTAATCAGGGCGCGGCCCAAAATGCCGTCAATCCCGTCAAGATGGCTTTGAACCCCGTCGCGATAGATTGCAATCAGGTCCTTGTCTTCTGGCGCTGCCGGGCTGCCGGAAAGCGGCACGCGCAAATGCTCATACACCCGCGCGTCTTCCATGAAATCCGTCGCGGGCGCGACGGTCTGCACCAAACTGTAATCCATCCCCGCCCCGATAAAAAAGGGCCGCGCGTCCTTGCGACGCGCAGCCCTGTGATCAACCTAGAACCAGACCAGTCGTATGGATATCCATACAACTGATATTCCTGCCGGGCGTATTACGCCGCGACAACCTCTCGCACCGGCAGGGCCACCGAAACCGGCACCACCACCCCGCGCGATACAATCGGCCCGAACCGGCAATTCGTCCCGGATGGCAACGCACCCGGCATGCTCAGCAATGCTGAACGCCAGCCGGTCGCCCATTTGGTATTGGCAAACACGCGACGCAAGGCAGGATGCGCATTCGCCACCAGAACCCCGCCGCTACAATATTTGTCGCAAACCCGGATACCCATCATCCGCAACCGGTCGGCAGATGCCGCCGAATGCCGCGCATCACGCACCAGATCACCAATCACCCCGCCCCCATCGGCAGACGCGCCAAGCAACCAGGCAAGGCATGCTTCGCCGTTCGAACTGTCAAGGCCGGTATATTCCGTCTCCGGATAGACCATCGGCAACGCGCCGCATTCATTCCAGATGCGCCGCGCCGCAGCCCGCCCGAAAATCTTGCGCACCTCGCGCACAACCGCCAGCGCCGAATTGACCTCCGCCGTGCCATATTCCGATTCTTCGCCAGTTTCCAGATCGCCCGTCGGCGCAACCGGCGGGATTTCATACCGACCGGTGCGGCGCAATGTCGGCAGAACTTCCGCCGTCACCCATTTCTTGAACCGCTTGGCGCTTTCCTTGCGGCTGGTCAGGATCAGCGAATACAGACCGCTTTCATTGATGATGGTCACTTCCTGAGTGCCGCCGGGGGTGTCCACAGTATGGACATCCTTTTCATCATCATCTAGTCGGGCGGTGACATTTCGGTTGTTTGTAATAGCCAGCACACGACAGATATCGGCCAGCACAAACCACACCACGCCGTCGCGGTCGATGGTGCGGACTTCGCGCCCCTCGAAATCAAAAACCATTGGCATTGTCATTGCACACCGCCTTTCAGCGCATGGATATCAACCCGCAGGCTGGCGACCCGCGCAATCAGCATTGCATGACCGCGTTCGGACAACGCATCGCTATTCGGCTCCGCCAGTGACAGCAGGGCATCGAACTTGATGCACAATTCATTCATGTCGCGGGCCCGCACCGCGACAAGCTGATCCTCGTACCAGTCGGCAAGATTGCCGTCGCCATCGCCATCCCCGATCAAGCGCAGCGACTCATAGGCAAACCGCAGATCGGTGACGGTAGAGGCGATAGAAAACTTAATGTCCGCCATAATTCAACCTCCGAAAATAAGCGCTGTGCCTATTTACGGGATTAATGCTTATTGCGTCAAGCGATTTTATAGGCATAATGCCTATTTATGAACGCAGCGCAATGCAGAATGGCGCGGGCGGCTTTGTCTTGGTCAATCCAACAACTCAGCCACGAGTCCGGCGTCAACAGAAACACAATTACAAAATTTGAGGCGGGCGGCGACGTTCGCTCCTCAACTGTCAATGCCATGCGCCTGACAATGGAAGCCGCCGGCGTGATATTCATCACTGAAAACGGGGAAGGCCCCGGCGTTCGCCTCCGCAAATCCTGAAACATTTGACTCAACTCATAGACCAAGCGTAGCATTCCACCCCTGATTGCACAGGGGGCAGGAATGGATATTATTGAGTTCTTCAGGCCGAAGACGACGCCAAAATTTCCGATAAACATTTCGGATGACATCACCTTTGATGATAGCGAAATTGACCTGCCACTCGATGAAGCTGACAGCGTCCTTGATGTTGGCGACATCACCATAGGAATCGAGTATCGCGACAGCAGAAGCCGCGAAACCATGCGCCGGATCACCATGATCAGGGCCGATACCGAACCGCATTGCTATCGAATCCATGCCAAATGCCACGAACGCAACAAGTATCGAAGCTTCCTAAGCACCGGCATTATGTCCATCGTCGATCAGGACGGGGTCGTGTTCAATCCGGTCGAATTCTTCCACAAGGAACTATCCATACAGGTTGATCCGGCTCGCTTTCCGCTTGCCGAACCGGTTGATACAAGCAATTTTCCCCCGCCCGCAGGACAGGAAGTCAAGAAGCTGTGCCGTCATGAAATCAGGCTGCTTTCGACCCTTTCACACAGTGACGGGTTTCTCCATCCCGACGAAATCGAATTCATGGCGCAATATGCGGCAAAAGTCTGCGAAATCGAAGGCGTGCACATGACGCAAGCCGACAGATTTGCAATCATCAGCCACATCCGCCACCTGCACCCGACCGACACACAAATCAATGACGCGATAGACGCTGTTTGGCGGCTTTCACCCACCAGATTACGGCTTTTTATCGATGCCTGCCGCGGCGTCATTCAGGCCGACGGCGTCGTTCGCCCCGAAGAACTTGCCGCACTATCAGCACTGGTTGACGAATTCGAAACCTGATCACCGACCAACGAGCTTGGACATCAGCCGAAACAACCAGCCGCCTTCGGGACGAATTCGCACCGGAATCTTGCCGCTTGGCGTCGGGACATAAGCTATTTCATTCATAATCAAAAACCTCAAGTTTTCGCTTTTGGCACATCCCACGGCTTTGGCACCCCGTGGTAGGCAACAATCGCCGCGTGATTCGGGACACCTTTGCGGCAATGCACCTTGTAACTAACGATTTCTCGCCCGAAGCGTGCCGGGGCACGTTTTAGTGCGGCAGCGATAAAACCCTGATCGCCCCAGCAATCGCGATGACGGCACCGCGCCATTGCCCCGTGCGGATCCGCACGAAACGCCTCATATACCTCGCCCGGTGCATCATCGCACCAGCCCATCACACCGGATGCCGGAAGATCGGGACGGTAGAAATCCGACAGCATGGTAAATTCGCGCACCGACAGCGGCGCGATATCACCGACCACATCGGTATCAAGATCAAGATAGATCACCGGCCCGGCGAACAGGCCGGGACGAAACAGCTCTATCTTGGCAAACCAACCCGGCCAATCGTGTAAAAGATCGATGCGGTCACAATCAACCGCAACGTCAGACAGGCACACAAACCGCGCCGCTGGCGTGACCGCCTTCACCTGACCCTGCAGGCGCGACACATGCCATGGCTGGTATTGCCCGCCGCTTCGCAAAACGCTGACAACGGTCAATCCCATGCGAAAACATAATCCTTGTTAAACCGCGCCACGCATCTTGCGCCCCATTCTTCCATCAGCCGATTGGCGGCAAAAGTCGCAACGCCGTAACGCTGGCAAAGCCCGTTTTCCTCGATCATGACAACCGGCCGGTCACGCAGGATTGTCCGCATCGCCCCCAGCAAGGCGAACCATTCGTAGCCCTCGACATCCAGCTTGATGAAATCGACATCGGCGATATCGAACTGGTCAAGCCGCACGATTTCAGTGCCATCACCCAATGAAACATGGGTTTGCCCGGTATTTTCCGCGCCTGATTGCATCGAACAACGGCCGTGCAACGCACCAAGGGCGGATTGGCAGACAATGGCGCGCGGGTCGATCTTCTGGCAAAGGTCAGTCGGCTCGAACGCATGGACCGTATCGAACCGGTCACACAGGACAGATGTAAAAATACCGCGATGCGCACCGCCATCGATCGCCGCGCGCCAGTTTTTCACGAATTTGAGTGCACCTTTCAGATGGGCCATGTCGTGATGATCAGGAAGGTCTTTCAAGGTCATGCCACCAACCCACCCTCAGAATTGACCGACGGATTATAAACTTAATCCATCAGACTGATTTGCTCACCATCTTCGAACTCGATGGATTTGACACGTCGCCAGTGCTTCACCCGATTTTCGTCAACCGGGTTGGTGAAAAATGCGGCTTCGCCACGCACCTCAATTTCTGCGACACCAATCTCGATCCGTGCTACAGCGAATTGGTCTACTTCAATATTCCAATTAATGCCCGACACGCCTTCGATTTCGGAGCCATCTTCCCGCAAAACTTTGGTTCCGCAGGGCGTACCATCGGAAACTATTTTAACGTACATACTGCATCCTCCAACCCCATCCTGGCGAAGCACTCAAGCCGGGTCTGCCGTGATGCGTTGATCACCTGAACCCCAGCGCGTTCCAGATCGGGCAGCATGGTTTCGAAATTGGCGCGCCAGCGGGCAAAATCGTGATCCTGCGGGTTGTTCAGACCCGCCGGATGATCCCCGAACCAGTGACGGCGACCATCATCGGCAAGGCCCATGTCATAGCCCAGCAGAATGATGCGTTTCGCACCAAACAGGACCGCCAGATTGATGGCCTGATATCCGCCATTGGCCCCGCGATGGATCACCGGCGGATTTAACGAAATCCCCGGTTCATCGACACTTGGGACATGGTGAAGGCCATGGATCAGGCTGGCTTGCCTGTCTTGGGTCCATTTTTCGCCTTCGAAGGCTTTGACGCCGTTGTGGTGGTCCCACCATTTTCCATCGCAGGCGTAGAGGATGTCTGCGCCGTTTGATCCGTCTGGGTCGCCGGTTTCTGCGGCTCCGCTGGCGAGGTGCCAGGCGTTGTTGACGGCGATGATCCGGCAGCCAGCAGATCGGGCGTATTCGATGTCTGATCGGTCAAGGCTGGGTCCGTTTGCGGCGATGCAGACTGTTTTTCCACGCCATCGGCCGGCCCATTCGACTTTTTTGTCGGTTTGCACCGTCCGGTTTCCTCGGCAATGTCGGCAACACGCTGCGGCACCTGCCCGTCACCAACCGCCGCGCCATCGGCCACGACTTCATAGATGCCCGGTTCCACATCACGCGGATGCATTTCACCGTTAAAGCATGCCTTGAACGCGCGGGTAATCTGGATTTTCGGGAGTTTTGCCATATCAAAACAGGGTGCCCGATCCAACGGACACCCCGCCTTTCACTTCAAATTACGTCAGATCGGCGATCAGTCCGAAGTCGGTGCCAGCGCCGGATTGCCCAGCACGGCTACGAATGCCATCGGCGTAGCGCCCGGCGTGTTTACCGCGGTTGCGACCACACGCACATAGCGTTTCGTGCCGATATAACCGACGCGATAAACCGTATCGTCCTCGGCGGCGTCATCAACCGTCAGGAACACACCGGTTGAAGCATTTGGCGCAGTAACCGGAGATTTCGCCGACCCGACCAGCACATCATTGGCATCGGTCACATCGGTAAAATCGGATGACTGGCTGTCACTGTGCTGCAGCTTGAACGCCCAGGACGGCTGCGGCGAGTTGGCGATATTTGCGACCGGCCCGACGCTCATAAGAAATTCCGACGACGAAAAACCGGCAAGATCAACACCGTTTGTCGGCGTCACAGTTGCCGTTGGTGTCCCGACATAGTGCGACACCGCCTTGATATTGGAATGAAGATCACGACGGATCATATCCATTCTCCTTTGATGAAAGATAAAAA